CCGCCGTCGATCTCTGCCCGGCAAGCCCGCCTCTGGCTGATCCGTCACGGGATCACGCTCGCCCAGGTCGATGCCGTCATCGCGTCGATCCCCGACGCAATCACCCGCGAGAGCGTCCGCGTCGAATGGGAGTACGGGACGGACGTCAACCGAAACAGCGCGTGGCTCGCCGCCCTCGGCCCGGCCCTCGGCCTCGACGCCGCCACGATCGACGCCGCGTTCCGGGAGGCCGCAGGGCTATGACCGACATCTTGCGCACCGCATCGACATGGCTTGAAGCCCGCCGGCACGCCGTCGCCACCACCGACGTCGTCTATCGCCGCGACGACCGCTCGGTCTGTGTCCGCGCGACGATCGGCCGCACCGAATACCAGCAGGACGACGGGGCCGGCGTCATCATCCGGGCGGAAAGCCGCGACTTTCTCATCCGGGCCCGTGACCTCGTCATCGACGGCCTGCGCGTGCTCCCGGAAGCGGGCGACCGAATCGAGGAAACCGCAGACGGCACGCTGTTCGTCTACGAAGTCCTTCCCGTCGGGAGCCTCCAGCCCCACTACCGGTATTCCGACCCGTACCGGCAAACGCTCCGGATCCACACCAAACTCATCGGCGAGGAAGGGGGCAGCGTATGCCAGCCGTAGCCGCCGCCATTGCCGCCGCCATCCTCGCGGACCTCACCGGCCACACGTTTTCGCCGCCGATCACGGCCGCCCGGAAGTATTTGCCGGACCTCGACCTGCGCGCCATGGACGGCGCCCGAGTCACTGTCGTGCCGCGCTCCAACACGATCACCAACGCCGACCGCTCCCGGGTCGCCAACGAAATCGCCGTCGACGTGGCGGTGCAGAAAAAACTGTTGGCGGTGAGCCCGGAGGAAGTGGACCCGCTCATGGAACTGGTGCAGGACATCGCCGACTTCCTGACCCGGCGACCGCTGCCCACCGTGCCCGGGGCGTCATGGCTCCGAATCGCCAACCAGCCGATCTACGCGCCGGAACACCTCCAGGACAAACGGCTGTTCACCAGCGTTCTGACCGTCACCTACATCGTGCACCGCTAACAGGACACGCCCATGGCTGACACGAATTCACCCGCCGCCGCCGCCGCACCGTTCGACACCATCACGGACCAACTGGCCGCCTTCATGGCCAAGGCCACGGCGACCGCCGCCGACGGCCTGACCTGGACGGAGTTCGGCGAACTGCTCCTGTCGCTCCTGCGGCTCGTCATCACCACGCTCGACTCGGTCAAAACGCTTTCCGGGGCGGAAAAAAAGGCGATCGCCTTGGGCGCGGTGGAACGGCTGTTCGATGCCGTGGCCGACAAGGCCGTGCCCGCGCCGGTCTACGCGCTGTGGCTGATCGTCCGCCCGGCCGTCCGGTCGCTCGTCGTCGCGATCGCATCCGGGGCCATCGAAAAGCTCCTCCCGCTGGTAAGGGCCTGACATGCCGCTGCCCACCATCGAACAGGTCCGAACGCTCGCCCAGTGGTCGCCGCTGCTCGGGTTCGCGCGCCGCTGGTCGGCCGAGCCCGACGCCGGCCGGCAGGGCAACATCGTCGCCGACGCGCTGGAGTGGGCGGCCAGCCAGACAGCGGGCCGGATCGACGACCAACTCGCCAAGCACATCGCCGCCGTCCTGCGGACGCCCGAGGGCGCGGCCCTCATCCGTCTGCTCATCGACCTCGCCGCGCAAATGGAGGCTAGATCGTGACCGTGATCCAGTACGCCCAGGTGGCCCTCGCCGTCGGCTGTCTCGTCTACGCCGCCGCCCTCATCTGGCAGCGGGTCCGGGGCCGGCTCACGCGCCGCGAGCGGACCCCCGTGGATGACCTGCGACTGGTGATCGACCTTGCCGCCCGGCTGCGCGACCAGCGAAAGCCCGACGCCGTCGCCGTCTGCCAGAAGCTCCTCGACGAACTGCTGAAGCCGGAGGCCCCGCAGTCGTGATCCGCGTCGCCGTCCTCATCGCCGTCGCCCTGGTCCTGCTTGCCGGCGTCCCGCCGTTCCAATCCTGCGCCGCCCGGCGGACCGTCGTCGTCGGACCGGCGACCGCCGCGGTCTACGTCTACGAAAAGGACTCCGGGCCGATTCCGGCCGGCGTCACCGTGGCGCTCGATCGGCTCAACCGGGACCGGCGGATCGTCGCGACGCTCCTGGAGGACGACACAACGGACGGGTCCGGCGCAGTCCCGGACCAGTACCGCGCCGCCCTGGAGGCCGCCCGCAAGGCCGGTCTTCCCGCCGTCGTCGCGCTGGCCGGCCAGACCGTGCTGCGGGTGACGCCAAAGCCCGCAAGCGAGGCCGCCGTCATGGAGGCCGTGCCGTGAAAATCCACCCCCGCCTCATCGACGTCTTTCCCGACGAACACGACGGCTACCCCGACCATCTCGCGGCCGAGGACACGACCGACGCCCTGCGCGACGCCTGCGGCGACGCCTCGCGCGACTTCCCGGAAGCCCTGTGGATCGAGCCGCGCGAGTGGGCCGAACGTGCCGCCGAAAACGACCGGGCGAATGCGTGGGCGATGAACTGCATCGACCGCTACACGAACCAGACGCCCACCCACGAATGCACCTGCCATTCCCTCCGGGCCAACCTGGAGGCCGCCCGCAACCGGGCCCGCGGGGTCATCTACCGGGACGGGCCGCGGGCCGGCTACCGCTATGCAGAGTCGGGCCAGTACGGATCGGTCTGGCTGTCGCCGCTGTCGGTCTACGCCGAAGCCAACCCAAAGCGCTGGGGCGGGGCGAACGTCCGCAGCGTGCTCGAAATCGCCGTCCGCCGCGGGATGCTCCCGGACCGGCTCCAGCCGGCCGAATACGGCTTCCGCCACGCCATGGCGGGAACCAGCGGCCGGGGCAACGAAAACCAAACTGGGGATTCGTGGGTGGCCCTAAATCGGTTCCCTGCCGGGTGGGAAGAAACCGCCCGACTGTTCCGGCCGTTGGAGGTGATTTTCCCGGCCAGCTACGAACAGGCCGTGTGCTGTGTCCTCCACGGGATGGTCGTCAGCGTCGGCCGCAACGGCCACGCGGTGCCGTGGGCCCGGTGGATCCCCGGGCAACGGCTCATGGCCTACCCCGATTCCTACGACCTGACGCGGTACGACTCCGAGCGGACCGCCAAATCCGCGTGGCGGGGATCGTTCGCCATCGCGTCGTGCACCCTCCCCGACGACTGGAGCCGGCCGGCCGCCGGGTGAAAACCATGCAATCCGCGTTCCTCGCGCTCCTGTTCGCCGCGGTCTGCACCATCGCCGCCGCCGGCCCGTGCGACAACTGCCACGGCGCCCGGGTCGTCGGCCCCGGCCCGGTGCGGTTCGCGTGCCCCATCTGCGGCGGGTCGGGGGAGGCGGCAACGCCAGTAGCGCACCACGGCCCGGCCGCGCCAACCATCCGGGATTCCCGAACCGTTGCCGCCGCCGCCCCCGGACCCCGGCCGGCCGTCGCCCGCCTGGAGGCCCGCGTCGGGGACGAATTGCACGGCGGGTCCGGCGTCCTCGTGGCGGTGAGCGGATCGCATGGGCTCGTGGTCACCAACTGGCACGTCGTGCGAAGCGTCAAGGATTCCTTGACGGTTCACTGGCCGGACGGAAAGCGCGGGGCCGGACGCGTGCTCAAGACCGACCAACTCTACGACCTCGCCGCCGTCCTCGTGCCCCGGCCGGCCGCCGAGCCGGTGACCATCGCGGCCCAGGCCCCGCGGGTCGGCGACCAGTTGACAATCGCCGGCTACGGCGGTCGCCCCTACGTCTACCGCGAGGAGTCGGGGGCCCTGACGGAGTACCTGACGCCGGGCCGCGGCGGTGCCAAGGAACTGATCGAGTGCCGGGCCACGGCCCGCAAGGGAGACAGTGGCGGCCCGATCTTCAACGCCGACGGGCACTTGGCCGGCGTGCTCCTCGGGGCGAACCCGGGGGAGACCGTCGGGCCATGCTCGACGCGGGTCCGCACCTTCCTCGCCGGCGTCCGCTGGCCGGGGGCGGACTGCGCGCACGGGAGGTGCGCCGCCAAATGACGCCCGCGCAAGACCTCACCGATTACGTCTGGGAACGGCTCGCCGCGCACCCGATCCGCCGGGCGATGCTCGGCCGCGAGCGGTGCGACGCGATTGCCACCGTTGCCCAGGCCAAACTCGCGCCCGGCGGACTGCTGGCCGCCCGGTACTGGGGGCCGGTCGCCAAACGGACGGTCGTGGCCGACATCGAGCGGCAAGTCCGCGACGAGTACGACCAGCGGGCCGGGTTCGCCTTTACCACCATGCTCGTCATGTGGGCCATCGGAATCATCGTGCAACTCGTCGTGCAGCGCTGGCTGGAGCCGAGCGAATGACCCAGCAAACCCGCGACATCGTCGACGTCGGCATGCGGATCGCCCGCGAATTCGGGTTTCCGTGTGTCGTGCTCGCCGTCCTCGGCTACTGGGGCCAGCTGGCCGCCGTCGCCCTGCACGCCACGGTCCTCGTGCCGGTCGTGGAATCGCACACAGCGTTTCTCCGGACGACGTCCGAAACACTCTCCACGCTGTCGCGGGCGCAGGAGCGGCAGGCGGACACGCTCGACGAACTAGCCGCCGGCCAGCGCGAACTCCAGCACGCGATCGGCCGCGACGTGCCGGATGGAGGCCGCCGATGAGTGCCACGG